GGCCTGTCCCGCTCCGGCAGAAGCGGGACGATTCGGTTCGACGTAACTGCTCCAGGGATCTACGAGTTTCGGGATTTCTGCGTCGGATCGACGGCGCGCAACTGGCAATGGTCCGGATTCATCCTGCTGCGCGAGGACGGCACGAGCGAAGAGCTGACCCGCGAGCAGGTCGAGAATCTGCTTGATACTCAGGAGTAGGGCGAGAAAGGAGACAGCTGAGATGAACACGTACACAGCAGACGATCTGGTGTTATGCCAGTCCGCCGACGGATTCAGCCTGCACGCGCCCGGCTCGACGGATGAGGAAATCGCGAACGGCAACGCACCGTACCTGGTCGCCGGCCCAGGCGAGCCGGCTGATTCCGACTATGAGCTCGCGCTAAAAATCCTCAGCGAGCGCGATCGTGAGACATGGTTTATGTGGCGCACGGACGCCGCTCACGGCGGCCTGTGGGCCGACAGTGCAGACGAGGCCCTGGCGAGCCTGGTGCGCGAGGGCGAATGGGCAGAGATCGGCTCTGATCGCGAGTCTCGCGACATTGCGGATGGGGCGTGGCTGACGATATTCGAGGATGGCGTGCCCGTCCTGCGTCGCGGCCTGATGCCGTGACCTGCCCGCAATTCCGCAAATCACTGTATAAATTATCAGTCAAATCACTGTATAAATTATCAGTTGACTGTGCCCGGTCACAGTGCTACAGTACGCACATGGTCGATAACGACCGGCACCAGCCGCCCGGTGGGTAGGGCGAGAGGGTATACACATGAGCAACGAAGCACGGAAAACAGTTGATCGGATTCTCGCTGACGCGGACGTGTCCTTCTCCGCAAAGTATCGAGGCGAGAGGCGCAATCCGTTCGGCATTGAGCCCGCTAGCGCGGGAAATGTCATGGATGAGTGGGAATGTAGATTCACATTCGCAGGCAGGCCGGGCGAGTCCGAGGGGTTCCAATACTTCACTGGACTGGGGCTGCGCAAGAAGGGGCCGACTCCGCCGCATGCAGCAGACGTGTTGTATTCGCTCCTGCTGGATAGCACCGCGGCGCAAATGACGTTTGCGGCATGGTGCGCTGAATATGGCTATGACACGGACAGTCGAAAGGCTCTTGACATATATCTGGCATGTCAGGAGAACGCGGACAAACTCGCGCGAATTTTCGACCACACAACGCGCGAGCAATTGCGCGAAGCCTTGCAGGACTACTAACCATGAGACTAAAGGACAGCGCCGAGCATATGACCCGACCTCAATTCCGCAGATCACTGTATAAATGATCAGTTGACTGCGACCGGTCACTGCGCTACAGTACACTCATGGTCGATAACGGCCGACACCATCCGCCCGGTGGGTAGGGCGAGAAGGAGACGACGATGTTATCTGCCTTGCGATCCGCCTATCTCCGCATGAACGGCATTACGCATGCCGAAATCTGGGATACAGACGAGGGCTATCAATTGGCCCTCTGCTCTGCCCCAGGAATTGGCTTCAGAGAGTCGCCGGAATTTGGCACTCCGGACGAGTGTATCGCATGGTTGCGTGATGTGTTCAACTGCGCAGAACTTGAAGTGCGCTAGTCGTTTCGGGATCTGCACCGCGGAATAGTGGACTGAGACATGAGCAAGCCCAACAAACACTCGAACCTGTACAAGACCGCAGAAGTCGAACGCGCAGGCCTATGTCCGAGCTGCGGTTCCGTTTTGTCGGTAGTGACATGGACTTGCGTACTCGGGCAATTCTGCCCAGGCGAGCGCTCGAGCAGATCCGGAAATAAGATCAACTCCGGAAACAAGACGGCGACGGTTAAGTGCTCGCGTTGCGGCGCGCAAGTCATCGGCCTAGGCGGAAAGCCCTGCTGCGCGGGTCTGTCTATACAGCAGATCAAGGACCGATGCCTCAGCACTCACAGAAAAATCGTTCGCAATCTCGCCGCTGGTCGCGACGCACTCGACGGCGTCGAAGATTACAACGGCATCGGACCGCGAGCTCTGAGCTGGCTAGAAGCGACTGGCGTTGTCGAATCTGGAGCTCTCACGCGCTTGGGCCGCGAATTGCTCGACGCGATCAATGCCCCGCAGGCAGACAACTAATGAGATGCCCGCAATTCCAGAAGCAATCCACCCGCCCGCTGTCGCCACGTGCTCTCGTGGCGGCAGTGAGGCGGTTCCGCAAACTCTGTGATATCATCGAACGATATGCCGATCCGAAGGACATCCGAGAAAAAGCGAGGCTCGCCCGCGCCATCCGCGGCCTCGCCCTCGCCTCGCGATCCCTCAGCAGCAGAGCGAAAGCGCAGGCAGCGCGAGAGACAGCGCAGAGCAGGGATAGTTCGGGTTGAGGTGCACGTGCGCGCTGAGCATGCAGATCGCGTGCGAGAGTTTGCGCGATCGCTGTCCAGCTCACGCGCCGACGCGATAGGCGAACTAGCGTAAGTCGAGCGCTGTTTCCATTCAGAAACAAGGGCCCCTGCCGGGCCCTTTTTTTTGCCCGGCGACCATCCGCAAATACTGTCGCTCGAGCGAGACGTTTGCTCGAGATACAGGCGGAGCATTGAGAGACGTTGGCGACGTTGCGAGAGATCTCAATATGTGATTGATTGCCTGCCTGAAATGACATCTCTTTACGAGATTTCATAGCGTTAGGGTTGAATTCAATGGCAGGTGCCCCCCTTGGCAACAAGAACGCCGCGAAGAAGAACCGTCTTCTGACGAACACACTCCGTCGCGAGCTCGTCCAAAATCCGGAGGATCTGCTAGCGATCGTTCGCAAGACGATCGAGTGCGCAAAGAACGGTGAGCCGTGGGCGCAGACGCTGACCTATGAGCGCTTGGATGGCAAAGTCGCGCAAGCGATCATCGGCGGTGATGACGACGATCCACCGCTGCGCATTTCTCGCATCGAGCTCGTCAGCCTGGCTGATCAGAAGTGACCACTGCGCAAGTCGCACTCCCGCCTAAACTAATCCCGCTATTCATTGGGCCGGCCGACGTTCGCGGTGCCTACGGCGGNCGCGGCTCTGGCAAGACGCGCAGTTTCGCCAAGATGGCGGCTGTGTGGGGCTACAAGTTCGGCGTGCAGGGCATCGCAGGAATCATCCTATGCGCTCGTCAGTACATGAACTCGCTTGCGGATTCGTCGCTCGANGAACTCAAGCGNGCGATCGAGGAAGAGCCGTTTCTGGCTGCGTACTACGAGGTGGGCGAGAAGTACATCAAGAGTCGCGACCGCCGCATCGAGTTTGCGTTCGCCGGTCTGGATAAGAGCCTAGACAGCATCAAGTCGAAAGGCCGCATTCTGCTGTGCTGGGTCGACGAGGCCGAGCCAGTAACTGCAGAGGCATGGTCCACGCTGATTCCGACGCTGCGCGAGGAAGGCACGGATTGGAACGCCGAACTGTGGGTGACGTGGAACCCGAAGCGTAAGAACGCGCCAGTCGAATCGCGCTTCCGGTTCGCGAATGACCCGCTCATTCGCGTCGTCGAGTTGAACTGGCGTGACAATCCAAAGTTCCCGGCCAAGCTTGAGCGAGAGAGGCAGCGTGATCTGAAGGAGCGGCCGGACCAATACGACCACATCTGGGAAGGTGCTTACGTCAATGTCATTGAGGGCGCGTATTACGCCGCCAATCTCGCCCAGGCGCGCGAGGAACATCGCATCGGGCGCGTGGCAGCCGATCCGCTGATGACGATTCGCCTGTTCGTCGACATCGGCGGTACAGGTGCGCGAGCTGACGCATTCGCGATGTGGGCGATGCAGTTCATCGGCCGCGAGATTCGCGCGCTCGACTACTACGAGGCGGTCGGCCAGCCGCTCGCACGGCATCTCGAATGGATGCGCGCGCGTGGATACACACCGCAGCGCGCTCAGATCTGGTTGCCGCACGACGGCGACTCAAACGACAAGGTGTACGACGTCTCGTATGCATCAGCACTACGCGCAGCAGGCTACGACGTGACCGTCGTGCCGAATCAGGGCAAGGGCGCGGCGATGAAGCGCATCGAAGCTGCGCGTCGCTGGTTCTCGTCGATCTGGTTCAACGCGCCGGAGGATGTGCAGCTCACGCCGGAAGGATGGTACGAGCAGCCGACGTGTGCGGCGGGCCTTGAGGCGCTCGGCTGGTATCACGAGAAGAAGGACGAAAAGCGCGGCATCGGACTGGGACCTGAGCACGATTGGTCGTCGCACGCGGCCGATGCGTTCGGTCTGGCGTGCGTATGTGCCGAGCGGATATTTGGCGAAATCGGTCGCGCGCCGGTCGAGCTCAATTTTGGGTCGCAGTTCGAGCACGGGTTCGGACACGGCAGCTCAATCGCATTGCAGTGGTGACGCGATGACCGACTCAGGACGCGAAACACGCGCATACGTCTCCGCCTTCGACCGCTCTCGCGTCCATCAGTCGCGGCTGTACCGATTCGAGAAACGTCGCCTCGTCGCGAATTTCGGCGCGCTGCTTGGTGATCGGCAGATTCGCTGCGCGACGTGGAGCATAGACCGACCAGAGATCGGCGTGATGTCCGATCCGCAGATCTCTGACGACGCGCGAGAGACTTCTGTGATGTTCGCTGCGCAGCTCGGCGGATGGGCGACTGTTCGCTGTCAGATCACGCTAGACAGCGGTGAGCAGTACACGCAGGTGTTCCGTATCAACGTGCGGCAGGCGTCGTGGTTCGTTGACGACGCCCCGCTCTCGAACGGGCCGTTCTCGCTGCGTGTCTGTCGCGAGGATCCGCCGCCAGAGCCTTGGGAAATCGTATTCGAGTCGGGGCGCGGGGAAGGAGTAAGCGGTTATGTAGGCGATGTCGGGCGGCTGATATCAGCAAACACAGATGAGATTGNTGGCGTCTACTCATTTTNGGGCTNGTTTAGTGTCGAGATGCAGAGCGATTCAGAGATCCCGGAAGTCCCGCCGTTCACCGAGGTTCAGATATTCGAAGGCCCGGACTTTAGTGGCGAGCCTCGCGTGTTTCTGGCCGAGGACATTGAGTATTCCGATACATGGCACGAGTTCGGGAAATGGAAAAGATATTGGGAGTGGAGCACGCCAGGCGAGAATTTCTTTGAAGGTCGCGACGGTGATGTGTTCTCGTGCAGATTGATTAGGGCCTGACATGGCGACCAAACCGAAAAACGGCGAGAGCCCGAATCCATCCGACAAGGATTTCATCCGCGAGGCGCTCGAACGCTTCGATGACGGAGAAGCGGCAAAGGCGACGCTCATGCGGCGCGCGCAAGAAGACTTCAAATTCGCGATGGTGCCAGGTCATCAGTGGGATGCGCACCTGACGGCGAAGCGTAAGAAGCGCCCGTGCTACGAGTTCAATCGCCTGCGGCAGATGATTCGCCGCGTCACCGGGCAGCAGCTGCAGAACCGCCCTCAGATCAAAGTGCGTCCTGCAGAGGACGGCGACACCGACACGGCCGAAATTCTCAACGGCCTCATCCGCAATATCGAGGCGACGAGTAACGCGAAAATCGCCTACGACAACGCGTTCTTGTGGGCGTGTGCGGGCGGCGTCGGCGCGTGGGAGGTGACGACCGACTACGAAGACGAGAACGGCTTCGACAAGTGCATCCGCATTGAGATGATCGAAGAGCCGGGACAGGTGACGTGGGATCCCGCGGCGCGAGACATGTTTCGGCGTGATGCGCGCTGGTGCTTCGTATCGTCGCTGATGCCGAAGTCGCTATTCGAGAAACTCTACCCAGGAAAGAAGGTCGTGGATTTCGCGACCGCGACGCCGCGTGAGGCGCATTGGTGGCAGCAGGACACTGTTCGCGTGGCGAAATACTGGTGGAAAGAGACGCAGAAGCGCGTCATCTATCGATTGAGCGACGGCCGCATCGTTGATGCTGTCGATTTCGATCCGATCGCGCCAGAAGCGGCAGCGCAGGGAATCACGATCGTCGAAATGCGCGAGGTCGATCGTGACGTTGTGAAATGCTGTCTTATCTCGGGTGCTGATCGGCTCACCGAGCCAGTCGAGTGGCCTGGCAAATACATCCCGGTCGTCATGAACTGGGGCGAACTCGTGACGGTCGACGGTGTGCAGTACTACTACGGCATGACTCGCGTCGGCCGGGATGCGCAGATGATTCATAACTTCGAGTTGTCGACGATGGTCGAAGTCGTGGCCAAGATGCCGAATTCGCCGCTGACNGNGACCCCGAAGATGATCGAGGGACTGCAGTCGTACTACGAGCGGCTCGGATA